CAAGAAACACATTTTTTCTAAAAGTATCAGTACCTGCACCACCAACATCTAATATTGAATCCAGTTCTCCGTAGCCAAGCAAATCTAAAACGGTTGCAAATTGTTTACTGCGCAACCCATCCTTTATAAGGTCAGGATCAACTACCTTTCTATCAGTTCCAAATAATTGATCATCAACTAATCTAGGCATCAGGTAATACTTTTAACAATTTGGGTTGAATCTGTTCCTGAGCTTATTATAATTGAGCCACTGAAGACAGACCCATATAAAATAGGTATCGGAACACCACTAGAACTAACATTCTGGATTCCACTAAAAGAATATGAACCTCTTATTGCTGGGTCAATGTCACTAACACTTGAATTATCAGGAACTGGATTTGGTGGAGCTATAAGATCAGTAATACCTCCAATTAGCAAATTAGTTCCAATAATTGTTAATCCTTTGGCTACTAAAGTTCCAAAAATGCCAGTACCAATAGCAGCACCAATCGTATTAGCCCCACCAATAGTAAGACCACCTAGAATAATAGGGACAGCAGGGCCAGAACCTGTTGCAATAGGAATAATTTGTATATCACCTTGACCAGACATTGATAAATAATCTTCTGTAATTTCTCTTCCACCCATTTTTATTTTATAAATCTGATCATTCATATGTTTTTGCACACCTTCAAAATTTGCGACTAAAAAACTCATCGCTTGTTGTGGTGACTTTACCGCAGCCATAAAATAGGGCTTTCCCAAAAATTGTCTTAATTTACCATAAACTTTTATTTTTTTAAGACGCATATCTGTAAACCCCTCTAAGTGCCTTTTGATATCTTAAGTCAAAAGGTTCCCTGCAACTCAAAGCTTTTATATTATGATTTAAAATCATGTTATCACCCATATAAACAGCGACATGATCTAAATTGCCTGTAACAGATTGAAAAAGTAAAACATCTCCAACTTTTATATCTTTATTAGATTCTTGTTTTTTAAATCCACCTAAAGGCAAAGCTTTTTCAAATTCTGGATTTTTTATAAAATCTTTTATACGTTTTGGTCTTTTCCAATTCATTAGTTGTATTTTTTTAGTTTCCAAATACCAATCAGAAATTATACTCCAGCAGTCATATTTCCCCCAGATAAATTTCCTCCCGATCAATGAAGGTGCTTTCCAGCCTGTAGGAACAAATGACTCCCAATGATCATGCTCAATACTGTAAATATAATATGGAAACCCAAGATGTTCACAAGCTGCCCTGTCTGTATCTGATGGTGTTGCAGCCCCTACAGGATGACTATGTATTACACCAATAACTTCTCCTGTATCTTCACATTCTGCCCAATCATCAGGATCAAGAATAAAAAATTCAAATTTACCTTCTGCTAAATTTTTACAAGGCCAAAAAGTCTCTTTACCTTTTATTATTGCAAGTAAACCACAAGCTTCTTCTGGTGCTTGTTCTTTGGCGTAATTTATAAAAGATTCTTTCCAAGTCATAGTTAAAAGTTAACAAAAGTTCCAACGCCTGCAAAGTCAGCCTTTGTTACAAGTTTTTTTGGTGCAGATACACCAAACAGATCAAAAGAACTTACAAGCTCAAATTGTACAATGTTTCTATTTTCAACAGTTTTTCTTTCAACAAAATAAACCTCCCTTGGTAATTCTGCTGAAGGATCAACAGAACCATTTTTGTATGGATTTACATTAGATGGAAAATTTACTTCATCAAGGTCTTTGCTTAATGCTCTGCGTCTTGTTACTTTTGCCCCTGCAAGATCAGATAGTGCTGTAGTTTGATTTGTAAGCTGTAATATTGATGTGATTGTTCCTAAAAGATTAGAAAGAGTTAAAGTTGGCCTTGGTAATTTACCTTTACCAGAATATTTAAAACCCTCAGCTTTTACAGGCATCCTTGAATATGTGTTTGCCTGCCATACAATGTCCAGACTATCTTTCATATTATTGCCACTATGAAATAAATAAACAGTAGGATTTGCTATTGTTGCATTTACATTAAAAGAAACATTGCCATCTGTTGTTTGTGAAGTCGTACCAGTAACAGTAAATGAATTTGTTGAAACTGTCTGTATTGTATAAACACCATCAATTCCATTACCTGAAGTAAAATCAAGACTAAGAATTAAACCAGCAGAAAACCCATGACTGCTTAGTGTGATTGTGATAGTTGTAGATGATTGAACATATGTAGCTGTTTTTGCTGTTTTTGTATAGTGAACATCTGCTTTTAATTCAACAGAATATAACTCAATAATAGATTTATTTGTTAAACCTTGAAGTGCGCTTGTAGGTACTGCCATTATGGTTCAAATACTTCACGGAAAGAACAGTTTATTATTGCTCTATTGTTATAAGGGATAGTTTTTGTCCATGAATCACAGACATATTGACCAGCCCCAGAAAGTGTAAAATTAACATTAGTTGCAGCAGTAACCAAAGCACTATCCGCAGAGGTAGAAGTAAGTGTGAAGGTATTTGCATCAGCAGAGGAGGCAACAACATAAGACCCATCAGTTGGCCCTGAACTAAAATCAACTGTTAATACATCTCCTATTGCTACACCGTGGTTAGTAAAAGTGACAGTAATTATAGTCCCAGCACTTCCAGAACCATCTGATTGCACAAAAGTACCTGTCTTTGCACTGAAACCTTCTGCTGGTGGTGTAAATGTAAAGCTTGCCTGATCTGCAACCCTGCTTCTTAAAAATGCCTCTATGACATCTGCATTAGTTTCAGACACGTTAAAAGTCAGATCATATACTTTTGGGTCTTGAGATAATGGAAGGCCATATAACGCCCTAAACTCATAACCATCACCCAAAGAAGTAACTCGTATTTTTGGGTTGCTTTGTTTTCTCATCCCATAAGTAGGAGTTATTGATGGAAATGTTGCCATTATCTATTTAACAAACCTCCAGACCTTTGTTCATCAATTATAGTTGCCTGCACTACAGAAGCAATCAAACCACCTAACTGATCGGCCTCTGATCCATTACCAGCAACAGAAGAACCTGTTGCATCTACATTAACAACAATATTATTTGTTGAACCACCAAGAGCATGATTTGGTGTGACTGTTCCTGTAACCCCTGGTGTAAATAATTCTGGTCCTCTTTCTCCAACTAAGTGAGTTTTTCCTGCTCTAGCTGTTCCTCCATTAGCTAAACCAAAGTTTGGTCCTGCCGTACCTAAACCCGTCACTGGATTAAAATAGCCTCCTCCTGGTCCTCCCATCATTCCTCCACCAAGAAACCCTCCAAATAAACTATTGCCTAAAAATCCTAGTAAACTTCTCTGCATCTGATTAGCCATCATTTTTGCAGCAGTATTTAAAAAATGATTAGCGATAGAGTTGAGCATATTTCTAAATCCATCTTGAACACTCATAGTTCCACTAATTATTCCTTTAAATGATTGCTCAAAAGAACTAGATATTGTTTGTGAGAGAGCCACAATTTTAGATCCACGGTCCAGTAAAACTGCCATTTGTTGATCTAATTGGATTGTCTGAGCTTTTATTGGGTCGGCAAGCGTTAAAGCGTTTTCGTAAACTTGTCTTTGTAAATCTACTTCTGCGGTTAATTTTTTAATTTTAAAATCGAGAGTATCATTTGTTTGTTTTGCTGCTTCCTTTTTCAATATCTCTAACTCTGCTATTTTTGAGTCAAGTTTGTTTTTCTCTTTTGTTGCTCCTAACATCTTTGCATTTACTGTGAATCTTTGCTTTTCTATCTCTAACGCTTGTCTTAAAGGTAATATTTCACGAGCAGCCCTAGCTTCATTAGCCATAGCTTCAACATTCTGTAAACTCGAAGGTAAATTGTTTCCTACTCCAGAGCCTCTGCTTTTTTCTATTCTTAATTTCTTTTGAGGTAGAGATTCCTTAAAAGGACTCAATGCTCCACCTGGGTTTAAGAAACCAAATCCTCTGCCCATAAAGAACTTTGCTATTCCTTCTAAGGGAAGTTTATTAAGCAAAGTAACTGCTGGACCAATAACATCGGATACTATAAATCCAATTTTCAAACCTAAATCAGCCATCCCCTTGTTAAATTCTTCTAATTCTTTTGTTGCTGCTTTTACTTCTTCGGGGGTCTTACCTGTTCTTTCCGCAAACTCTTCAATAAGAATTGAGGCAGCAGTAGATGTCATTCCTAATTTTTCTAACTTTGCAATTAAATCACCTGTTGGAGTGTTAGTTAAAGATAATCTTTCAGTTAATAGTTTTAAATTTTCTGTTGGTTTGCGTAAAGCATTTCCTAATTCTCTTACAGAATTAAGCGTGTTAGATATAGATTGAACTGCTGCTGTAGCTGCAATACCTCCTGCGAAACCACCCATCTGTCCAAACATTCCACCAATACCACCACCAAGTCCACCAGCAGCAGCACCAATGGGACCTTGACCAAATAACAGAGGAAAACCACCACTTATTAATGCACTACCAAAATCAAACCCCCTTGTTGCACCAAGTCTACTCATACCTCCTGCAAGTGGGTTATTTAAAAATGTTCTTTTTCCTTCAGCATCACGAGACACTCTATCTGACAATCTACTAAATGATCCTAAAGGCGATATTCTTTCGGCTACTGCTCTTTTTTTAGCGGTGTCTGTAACTACTTTGTTTATACTTTCTTCAGTTTTAAAACGTATTTGAGCTTTTTTAATTTCCTCATCGGCTAAAAGTAAGTTCTTTTTTGATAATTCAAATTCATGTTCTTTAGCTTTAGTTGTAGCTTGCTCTATAAGAAGTGATGCTTGACCAACTTTTACCCCTTTTAGTTCTAAAGGTAACTTTTTTAATACAAGACTTAATCCTCTATTCTGTAAACCTAAAGATGTATTTTCTGCTTTTAATCTTTTTTCTGTGTCTGATAAAGCCTGTTTAGATCCTTTTGATTGCTTTTTGCCTAAATTTGATATGCCATCGCCTATTGTTTTTAAGTCTTTTTTAACTTGAGCAGTATTTAGTTTTATATTTACGCTATACTCAGAGGCCACTAAACTTTTAGGAATACACGGATACTAAGAGTTTAGCGTACTTTACGAACTTGGGCTTTCCTTTTTGCTTTTTCCATAGCTTCTTCCTCCCGTTCACCTTTTAATTGGAAGTAAGCAGCCCAAGCATAAAGTTCTTCCATAGACATTTTTTCTCTTATTTCTCTATGCGTGTAACCTAGCTGTTCTGCTATAAAAAATTGTAAATAAATTAAATTATCTTGTTTTAATTTAGCTTTTTACGGCATCGGGGCTAACCTCCTCGCCCATACTTTGCATCTTAGCCATTATGTCTAGTAGAACGGATAATGGTATTTCTCTTCTTAAAGATGGTAAATCTCCCGATGTAAACATCTTTGCACCTGACTCATCTTCGGCTTTTGTAACAATAACCTGTAATGCAAAGTCAAGGCTTCCCTCTTCTTGACCTTTGTTCATGGCTATTAGTGTACTGTTTATGGTGTCTCTATCCGCTATTGTAAGAGGCGACCAAAATATTTTTAGAATTAGTTCTTCTCCCTTAAAAATGGAGTAGCTACTACGTTCTTCGACACTAAAAGCTGCTTTTAGTTTGTCGATTGCTCTTGCTGTTGGCATAAAAAATTGTATCTATTTCTGTAGTATAACTCAAAGTCTAAATTTAAGCACTCGTACCTTTGTGCATTGTATAGTTACGTTTCGGTTTGAAC